GATCACCCCTACCATGTTCCCTGAGGGTTCTACTGCTGCTCTCAGTATTCCTCCAGGTAACATTGCCCGTAACATGGCTGATACTACTGCTATCAAGCTTGGTGACAGTGGTGGCTCTCCTGCTCCTATATTATCTGAGCGTGCCTACTATGACCTTAGTAAAGGTAATGCTGTATCGCGTAACATCATCGAGGACCTAGCTGAAAGCACTCGTGCTGCTGGTAACTTTGATGCAACGGTAGAGGGCTTTAGGTACACCAAAGCTCAGATGAGTGATGCTGCCTGGAAGATCTATAACGATATCATTGGTACTGATAAGGTATCTGATCTTAAGAAGCTCTTCCTTGATAACCGGGACGTTAAGAATTTACTTGATGGTCGTGTTATTAAGTATGTCAACGATGTACAAGCAGAAGCCATTGGCTATGCTATGCGTGACTTGACTGATAAGTATCTTGGTCAAGTTGTTAATGAAACATCAGCTCGTGCTATGGATACCGTAGGACGTGAAGTAGCTGATATTGCTGAAGGCTATAAGGCATTCCCTGAGACTGCTGATCTTAGTCGTGTCACTGAGATGATTGGTGATCGTCTTGCTTTCCTTATGGAAGAGTATGCCCTTAATAAGTACATCGCTGGTTGGTCACTTAAGAACCAAGATCGTTGGCAGAAGTTCCTTAAGGAATCACCGGATAAGGAGTCTGCTATTAGGCAGATCACAGAACAGTTTGACCTCAAGGTACAAGAGAAGAATGCTCAGGCACAAGGCTATCGGGATATGATCCGTAAGATTGCCATTGAACGTCCTGATGCTGCTCAACCCCTTATCGATGCATTTGCATTGTCTAAGGGTGATGTAGATACTCTTGATAAGCTGATGAAGTGGTCAGCTAAACAAGTAAGCCCTATGGGTCTTATCTATAGTGGTGATGGTGGTCTTAATGCCTTTGCACAAGGTGTTTGGGCAGTCCGTTACAACAACATGCTGTCTGGTATCTCTGCACTTAAGGCTATTACTGGTAACACTGTTTCACTTACCCTTCGTACTAGCAACGCCTTCCTTGGTACTGGCATTGGTATGTTGATGGGTAAGAATACACCTGAGGATCTCCGTAAAGCTACCTATGTCTATAGTTCCTGGTGGACTGTAAACAAGCGTGCTATGGGTGATGCTTGGGATACCTTTAAGCGTACCTGGAATAACGGTAAGTGGGGTAATGATGCTACGATGGACTTCCGAGATCTTGCTCGTGAAGACCTTGTTACTGACTATAACCCTAACCTGTGGGACACCCTTGCTGATATGGAAGCGGTGTGGGAGAAGGATGGTGACTGGGGTCGTCTTTTCCAATATAGGTCTGCTAGGTTCTTGTATGATCTTGGTAACTGGCGCTGGACTAAGTACGGCACTAATGCAATGATTGCAGCCGACTCCTTTGTGCAGACTACGGTGGCTTCTCAAATGGCTCGTTCTAGGGCTTGGGATGAAGTATTTGGTATTGGCTATAAGGGGGCTGAACTAGCACAACAACTTGCTAAGGCTGAGAAGATTGCTTATAGTGAATCCTTTGATGCTTTAGGTAATCTAACTGATGCTGCTGCTAAACATGCTACTGGTGAGGTTGCACTCAACCTTGATGATGAAGCTGCTGCATGGTTGACTCGTGGTGTTAATAGGCTCCCTATCCTCAAGCCATTCTTTGCATTCCCTAAAACTGGTGTTAACGGTGTTAAGGTAGCTATGTCCTATACACCTATCGCTACTATACCTGGTATGAGTAAGTACGGTAAAGTACTTAGTGCTGGTGATGACATCGACAAGATCAAAGAGGCCCTCATGGAGCATGGTATTTCTTATGATGGTGTACCTAACGGTATGGCTATTTTTAAGGGTCTTGAGGCTGAGTATCGTGGTCGTGTTGCCTTTGGCGGTCTACTCGCTACTTCTATGATGGGATATGCTTTGAGTGGTAATATCCGTGGTAATGGTCCTGTTAATCCTGGTGAACGTAAGAAGCTCCGTGATAACTTTGGTTGGCAACCTAAAACGATCAATGTTGCTGGTAAGTGGGTGAGCTATGCTGGTTATGAGCCTCTTGATACTATCCTTACTCTTGTCGGTGACCTTGCTTATTACTCGCGTGATATTGGCTCTACTCTAACTGAGAACTTTGTTGACAAACTAATGTGGACTCTTTCCGCTACGTTTGTTAATAAGTCTTGGGTTGCTGGTCTTGAGCCTGTTGTTGCTGTTGCTAACGGTGACGAAACAGCTATCAACCGTTTCCTTGCTAATGAGGTACGTTCTTACATCCCCCAAGCAGGTACCCTTGGTGTTGTCTCTAACGCAATCACAAGCTCTCAGAAGGATATCTACAATGACCTCATCGGTTATGTAACCAATAAGGTTCCTGGCTTCTCCAGTCAGCTTCCTGAACAGATTGATATCTATACTGGCAAGCCTCTTAATGATATCGACAATCCTGTACTTCGTGCTATCAATGCTGTTAACCCAGTTAAGATCAGTGAAGGTACAGAGCCTTGGCGGCAGTGGCTGATTGATAGTGGCTGGGATGGCATCCAGATGATTCGTAAGGACTCTACTGGTAACCATGAGTACACCCCACAGGAGCGTGAAGTACTGTATAAGTACATCGGTGAACAACAACTGTGGAAGGAGTTTGATAAACTTAGCAAGAACAAGAAGTACAACGATCAACTAGATCGTATCCGTGCTATGCGTGTTCAAGGTCGTCCCTCAGAGGAGATACAAACAGCTCAGAGTGAAGTCTATTCAGTAATGAATGATATCATGTCTCAAGCTCAAAAGGCAGCTGAGTTGCGTATGCAACAAGAAAACGAACCGATGTGGCGTTCTATCCAAGAGTCACTGACAAATAAGAACCTCATGAAGCAAGGTCGTATTGATGACGCTGCACGGGCTGCTGATCGTCGTAAGGCAGAGATTGAACGACTAACTCAAATGTATCGCTAACCTTAGAGATGGCAATTACACAAGAAACATTCAATGGTAATGGGTCCAACTTAGGACCCTTTTCTTTTACTTTTCAATGGCTAAGGTCGTCTGACATTAAAGTCAGTGTTGGTGGTGTACTTAAAACAGCTGGTACCCACTACAACCTACAAGCTCTTAATTTTACCACTAAAACAGGTGGTCAAGTACTATTTACTGCTGGTAACGCACCGGCAGCTGGTACTGGTAATATCCGTGTTTATCGAGAGACTGATGATAGTTCTTTGATTGCTACGTTTAGTTCAGGCTCTGCTATTAGGGCTAGTGATCTAAACAGTAACTTTACTCAAGAACTTTATAAGGTTCAGGAGACTACTAACTATTCTGTACAAGATGTTGGTAGTGTAACACTTAATGCTAACTATACGTTCTCTGGTACTGCATCAGGCCAGACTCCTACTCAAAACTCTAACTTTGCCACAAAGCAATATGTAGATCAAGCTGCTTTTAGTGCTACTGGCATCAGTGATGGCTCAAAAGGTGATATTACTGTCTCCAGTGGTGGAACGGTATGGCTATTAAATCAGAGCTATCTTACCACAGCTAATGCAGCTTCTACGTACCTGACACAAACTGCTGCTGCTAATACATACACTCGTCAGGGTACGACTTTTGTCCTTGCTATTGCTCTTGGTTAATTATTATGGCTGAAACTTTTAATCGGGCGTCTGTAGCCCTTACAACTACAAATATTACTGACGTTTACCAGGCTCCCAACGTTGCCAACGCAGATCGTGCAATTGTATTAAGCTGCCTGGTTGCTAACGTCAATGGCACAAATAATACAGCGGTTACCATTGACATCACTGATAGTGCTAACACTGCAATTGCTAAGATTGTAAACACGGTCGTAGTACCAGCTGATGCCACGCTAGAAGCCATCCCCAATAAGCTTATCCTTAAGCGAGGTGAAAAGCTAAGGGCAACAGCACAGAACTCTAGTTATCTTGAAGTCACTGTTTCTGCTTTGGAGATCACGGCATGATCGGCAACGGCGGGATTATTGGTGTAGCAAACAACCCAAGCACGTCGCTGGCCTCTGGCGTATGGAACATTAATGATGTCTTAGTTGCTTCGTCTGCTGGAACTTGGCCAGCAGCCTTATACCGTGATGGCCTTATTGACGTATTGGCGCTAGCCGGTGGTGGCGGCGGTGGACAAGCTGCTGTAGGCTCTTCTGGAGATGATAGAGCAGGAGGTGGTGGTGGTGCCGGTGGATTGCTGATTGTATCCTCAGGTATACGCCCACTTCTATCAGGTGCAACCACTTATACCGTTACCATTGGTGCCGGAGGAGGCAATACTACCAGTGGTACGGACACTACTATTACAGGTGCATTTAATTACACAGCTATTGGTGGTGGCAGAGGTGCGACTACTTCTGACGGTAGTAATGGTGGTAGCGGCGGTGGCGGTGCCGGTTTAGCTTCCGGTTCCAGTCAAATAAATACCTCTGGCGGCTCAGGTACTGCCGGACAAGGAAATAATGGTGCAGATGCTTATGGGACAGGAACTACCGAAGCTTCCGGTGGTGGCGGTGGTTACGCCTCTGCTGGTTCCAATGGAACTGGAGGCACTGGCTATGACTTAACAAACTTCCGAGCCGGTAGCAGTTCGTTTGTTGCCGGTGGTGGTGGGGGCAACGCCGGTTTAGGTGGTAGCGGAGTCGGTGGAAATGGTGGCACTACTCCCACCGCTGCAACAGTTTCAACTGGATCTGGAGGCGGCGGAGCAATCGAAGGTACTGCCAATACAACCGAACCTGGCGCCGCTGGGTCTGGCGGATTAGTTATCTTCCGTTATCTTACCTCAGATCCAATGACATGCAGTGGAGGTACAACTTCTACTGCCACGATTGGTGGGCTTGACTACACAATCCATACCTTCACCTCAACCGGTACGTTTACTGTTACACCAACCTAATGGCACACTTCGCAGAACTTGATTCTAATAACGTCGTCCTCCGTGTTCTGGTCGTGAGTAACGACGACATCACCGATGAAAATGGCCAGGAGCAAGAAGCTCTTGGTGTTACATTTTTACAAAGAATACTCGGAGCTGATAGCCGTTGGATGCAAACCAGCTATAACGGCAACTTCCGTGGTCGGTATGCAGGTATTGGCTATACCTACGATCCTGTGATCGATGAGTTTGTGGAACCAGAAATTTAACAACCTAACACACTATTTAAGATCATGGTCACTATTCTTGGCATTAAGGTTTCATACGAGACCTTAGCCTTCTTTGCTTTGTTTATTACTTCTGAATACCTTGGCATGACTAAGAAGCGTCGTGCTAACAGCGTTACTCAGGCAATCTCTATGGCGGCTGCATACTTTAGTAAGACTCGTACTGAAGATGACAAGATTCGCCGCTTCCGTCGTGCATTAAAAGGAAAGTAGTTCGATGATACTGCTGCAAGTTAAGCAGTACTACCCCCAGACAGATAGTGCAACAGGTCACGGAGATCGGATGTGCTTTAGCTCAACATGTGCAATGGC